TCTAAAAGAAAAAAGCATTCTTAGGTTTTTCTTTTTTTTATCTTCACATTGAATTTTCATTTTCCATGATTCTCTTTTAAAAGGGATAACTTGTACATAAGGAGTACCAATTTTTATGGTAGTTTTAAGGTGGGGATATTTATCTCCATTAACTATAAAGGGAAAGTTTATTTCATTTGGAAATGAATCAGTATCTACTATTCCAGGAATTATAGAAAATCTATCATCTGTATTATTTAAAGGAGGTAAAAAAAGTGTGGAGTACCCTGGAGGAGTTTCAATAATCCAAGGATTTAAAATTTTGTGTATGGGTAGATTTTTATTTTTTTCTACATAAGAACTGTTGCCCAACTGCCTAGTTGAGTGAAATTCCGGTTGTCCATAATTTAAATTTATTTCTTCACTACTATTTTGTCGTGGAGTACCTGATTCCATTCCAGTTTTTATTTCATTATTATGTTCACGATTATGTTGAATATGGTAATCCACAGGCATTTTAAGAAGATAACCAGTAGTTAAAGTATCTAAAAAAGGAATACAACCTTTTACAGTTTTTGCTCCTATGTTATGTTCTAACTCTTTAAACCATTTTGGAATATTTAATTTAATAGGTACTGGTAAATATTTTTGATTATTTTCAATATATCCTTTAATAGCTTTAAATTTTATTGTGTTTTCAAACATGTTTTTGTTCCTTTCATTATCTATATAATACTATATAAGGTTTATTAAAAGATTACAACAGGTTTTTAGTTTAATATTAAAGGTGCTATTTAACAAATAAGCTACTTAGGGTATAATGATTTTATGGCTTTAAATTTAATTAATATAAGACCAGGATTTAACAAACAAATTACAGATACTGCTGCTGAAGGGCAATACGTAGACGGTGATTATGTTAGATTTCGTTATGGCTTTCCTGAAAAAGTAGGAGGATGGTCTATGATTACAACAGACACTTTAGCCGGTGCCGTAAGAGCACAGCACCAATGGTCTGATTTAGATGGTAATAGATACATAGCACTTGGATCTCAAAGAGGATTATATATTTATTATGGATCAGCGTATTATGATATTACTCCATTAGAGACAGCGCAAACGGGAGGAACTTTTGATACTACCAACACCTCGCCAACGGTCACCGTAAACTTAGTTGGCCACAATATGATTGCAGGGGACTACTTTACTTTTACAAGTGTGACCGCACCAGTTGGTGCAGGGTACACTGCAGCGAATTTTACAGATCAAACTTTTGAAGTAATTAGTGCAACGATTAACACATTTACAATAACCATGGCAACTAATGCCGGAGTTACTGTTGCAACGTCAGGTGCATGTACTATAAACAGATATGTTAAAGTAGGTCCTATTGGACAAACATTTGGCTTTGGATTTGGTACAGCGTCTTACGGAGGAGCGTCTGGACTTACTACAACTTTAAACGGTGCTTTATTAGACGACACTGCAGGTACTGGAGGATCTGGAACTTCTATTACACTTACATCAACAACAGGGTTTCCAACATCAGGAGTAATTAAGGTTGGAGCAGAATTTATTTCTTACACTGGTATATCTACGAATGATCTTACAGGAATTATAAGAGACGTGGCTGGAACACGATCAGCTCATTCTGATTTAGCAGGAGTAGAATACTATACTGCATGGGGTGCAGCTTCATTATCGTCTACTGTTACACTAGATCCAGCTGATTGGAGTTTGGATAATTTTGGACAACAATTAACTGCTACTATATTAAATGGAAGAACGTTTATATGGCAGCCTATAAGTAATAATAATAATGCTTTATCTATAAGAGCAACTATTATGTCAGGGGCTCCTACTAAAACAGTTGTTTCAATTGTATCAGACACAGATAGACATTTCCTACATTTAGGAACAGAAGCAACAATTGGAGATACTTCAAGTTTTGATCCAATGTTAATAAGATTTTCAGACCAAGAAAATTATACGGAGTACCAACCCACAAGTGTTAATACAGCAGGTACTTTTAGAATAGATGATGGAACACAAATTATAGGTGCAATAGGAGCAAAAGATTATATTTTAGTTTTAACGGATACCGCTGCTTATACTATGCAATATGTTGGAGCGCCTTATACTTTTAGTATTAGGAAGGTAGGATCTAATTGTGGTCTAATGAGTTCTCATTCAGTTGTTTTCGTAGATGGAGTAGTTTATTGGATGGATGACGCGGGTTCTTTTAACGCATATAATGGAACGGTTGTAAAAAATCCATGTTCAGTAGAAGATTTTGTATTTACTACAGCTAATCCTGGAGACTTAGGTTTTAACTATAATGCTGGAAGAATAACTTATGCTAGTCATAATTCATTGTTTAATGAAATACATTGGTTCTATGCATCTTCCTCTGCTACTGAAATAGATAGATGTGTTACTTATAATTACGAAGAAAAAATTTGGTACACAAGTTCTTTGGATAGAACATCTTATACAGATGCTCATTTGTATAGTAAACCTTTTGCTTCTTCTTTTAATACTACAGGAGTACCTACTTTTCCTATTATACAAGGAGTGACAAATACTTCTGGATCTGCTACATACTGGGAGCATGAAATAGGAGTGGATCAAGTAGCTAACGGAGTAACTACATCAATTCAATCTTACATTGAAACAGGAGATTTTATGATACATTTAGAAGGTGATGGAGAATACTTTACAAAAATTAAAAGATTTATACCTGATTTTCAAAGACTAGATGGAACTGCAACAATTACTATTTTATTAAAAGATTATCCATCAGATACAGCGGCTAGTTCTTCTTTAGGGCCTTTCTCTGTAACATCAAGTACTCAAAAAATAGACACACGTGCTAGAGGAAGATCGGCTAGTTTAAAAATAGCTAATCTATCTAGCGGAGAGACTTGGAGATATGGAACTTTTAGAGCAGATATACAACCTGATGGTAGAAGATAATGGCTAAAGTAACTAATTTTATTCCAGAACCTAGTCCAAACTATGATCCACAAAATCAACAACAACTTCTTCAATCATTGGAGACAATGAAAAACCAATTAAACACTTCTTTTCAAAATGACTTGAAAGAAGAACAAGATACATTTAGTTATTTTTTATTATGACCATAAGATATAAAAGTATACCCTTTGATTTAACTACGACTAACGTTACTACGGTATTAAATTGTCCTACTGATGCAACTATAATTACAAAATCAGTGCAAGCAGTTCATGATACTGCAAGTAATGTGAACACTGATTTAATACTAAGTAAATCGGGAGATACTACTAATTATATTATTGCACACGCAATATTAAATGCTTCTATGACTAATTTAGTTTTAGGGACTTTGAATTTAGAACCTGGAGATACTCTTAAAATGCAAGCAAATACTGCGAATGAAATAACAGGTGTGATTACTTACGCTTTATTAGATAGATCTCTACAAAATGGCTAAAAAATATAAAGAACACCACGAACGTAATCAACCTAAAAAACGTGGGGCAGGGAAACATAAAAAAAGTCTTTCAAAAGGTGAAAAAAGACAAAGAGGTAATAGAAGATATAAAGGCCAAGGTAAAGGCTAGACAAATAAGTTTAAAAGTATTATATAAGTCATATGGAAATAAAAAAAATACCAGCGAAAGCAGTAGAAATTGTTAAACACAAAAGAACTGGAGTAACGTATGCCGATAAAGCAGCATTTGATGCAGATGTAGCTGATCCTAATACAGATACTACTTCTGAAGATTTTCAACAGGACTTACAAATCACTGTTGCTTCTTTAACTGTGGACGGTAAAACTCAGTAACAATTAATTTATGCAACCATTAGGTGGAACAGAGCTGCAATACGCTCAGTTATATAAACACGTAAATAATAAGTTGTTAGATAAGTTTCAAATAACTACATCTATTCCAGAAAAAATACCCCTATCAAAAGATAAAATTAATATTCTTTGGGTACAAAATTCTTACGACCAGAGTAATTTAGCTCCATGGTTTGAGGATAAATCTAATCACTCTAAATATGATTGGTATGTATTTAACTCTCACTGGTGTGTGGAAAAGTTTAGAATGGCGTTTAAATTACCTCCTGAAAAATGTGTGGTTATTAAAAATGCTATAAAAAAATTTGCAGACAAACCTATTCATAAAAACGGCGATAAAATAAAGCTAATATATACTTCTACTCCATGGAGAGGATTATCCGTTTTATTAGGAGCTATGCAGTTAATTAAGAATCCTTTAATTGAATTAGATGTTTATTCCTCTACTCAGATATATGGAGATGTTTTTAAAAATGCTAATGATGCCTCTTATCAAGAATTGTATGAACAAGCTAAAAAATTACCTAATGTAAATTACATAGGTTATGCTTCTAACAAAAAGATAATGAATAAAATGGGTGAATATAAAATATTTGCTTATCCTAATATATGGGAAGAAACTTCTTGTATGTCAGCTATTGAAGCTTTAGGAAGTGGCCTTCATGCAATTGTAACTAATTACGGAGCTTTGTTTGAGACCTGTTCAGAGTGGCCAACTTACGTTCAGTATGATAGAGATTATAAAAATTTAGCTAGATGCTTTGCTTATGCAATTGAAGGAATTGCAGAACAGCTTCATTCAGTGGGTATGCAACAATTACTAGATTCTCAAGTATCTTTTTATAAGAAATTTTATAGTTGGGAAAATAGAAAAAACGAATGGACTAACTTTTTACAAGGAGCTTATGATGCAAAATCACGAACCAATTTGGTTTAACGAAGAACAATCGCCACAGGACACTAAAAAAGAAGCAGGTTATTCTTTATTTGTAGCAACCCCAGTACATAGTGAATGTTCTATTCATTATGCTCAAGCTTTATTAAATTTACAAAAATATTGTTTTAAAAAAAATGTAAAACTATGGTTTCAAATAATGAAATCCTCATTAGTTACTCAAGGAAGAAATATGTGTGTGAGTGCATTTCTTCAACAAAAAGAAGCTACTCATTTATTATTTGTCGATTCAGATATTTCTTTTAACGAATCTGCTCCAGAAAGATTGGTAGCTTGTGATAAAGATGTTATTTCTATTCCATATCCTTTAAAAGACATGAACTGGGATAAGGGAATGCATATGATCAATGAAGGTAAGATTAAAGAAGCTAAAGATTTGAGAAACAAAGGTTTTTATAGATACCCTATGAAGGTAGAAGATAATTCTGCTATTAAAATTAAAAATGGAGTTATTAAAGTAGAACATTCTCCAACAGGTTTTATGTTAATTAAAAGAGAAGTTATTCTTAAGATGATAAAGGCTTACCCTGAAATGAGAATTGATCAAGAACAAATAATTAATGGTAAAAATGAAAAACTACCTGACTTCTGGAATTTTTTTGACACTCAATTTGACCCTGTTAAACATACTTATACAGGAGAAGACTTTGCTTTTTGCCAAAGATGGAAAGACATCGGGGGAGAATGCCATGCCTGGATTATGGACCACATCACTCATATTGGAGAGCATCAATATACAGGTCGTTTTGCGGATGAGTTGATAAAGACCGACTAAAATGGTAGAATTTTAAAGTTATATAACTTTATAAATTAGAAATAGGAGCTACAAATTGGACCCATTTACAATGGCCTTAATGACTTTTGGTGCACAAAAGATGAGAGGCAAATCTACTAAAAGATCTATAAGAGACGCTATGCTAATAGGAAGTCTAGGCCAATTAGGAGGAGCTTCTATGGGAGTTACCCCTTTTGGATCAGCAGGGACTGCAGGAACTATTCAAGGTCTAGGACAAACTTCAGCGGCTCAAGGTTTAAGAAGTTTATTCCCACAATTTGCTTCACAAGCAGCAGGTACTGGAACAGTAGCAGCTGGCTCACCTTTTGCGGCAGCTGGAAATTCTGCTTTATCAGGAGTTGGAGCAACAGTAAATCCAATAACAACAACTCCAAAAACTGGAATTATGGAAACTCTTAAAGGTTTACTACCCACATCTGATGGAGGGAAAATAGGTTTAGGTGTGGCGGCAACAAGTTTACTAGGAAGCATGGGTGACGATGATCCTAATAAAATGTATTTACCAATTCCTAATCAAGCTTATACTAAATATGCTAACTCAGGAGCGGGTGGAACTCCGACTGGATTTATGACAAGAGATTATGCGACTGGAATAAATTCTCCTTTAGTACAACCAGGAGAATATGTAACGGCGGAAGAAATTTTAGGGGATCAACCTACTCAACAATTTAAAGCAGTTGAAATGAATACTGGTGGGCTTGCAAGTATTGCAAGATTTAATGAAGGCGGACAAGTACTTCCTTCTAAAATGACTCATGATGAAAATGATTCTAATAACTACAACAGAGCCAATGGTTTCGTCTTAGACTCAACAGGTCATGGGAAAGATCACGAAGATACTATGTTAGCACAATTAGCTGATGGAGAGTTTGTATCAAGATCTCATGCAGTTTTAGGTGCCGGTATTATTGCTGGAGCAAATCCTAGTGATAAATCAGACCAAAGAAAAAAAGGTGCTAAGTTTTTTTA